GAGGGCGGCATCGAATCCGGCAAGGCCTACCCGATGCGACCGGGCAGCGGCAAGGATATCGCGAAGCTCTATTTCGAGGGCAATGCCGATCTCGGCTTCTACACCGCCACCGATCTGGAACGGAAAATCCGCCGCAAGTTCTTCGCCGACTATCCGGAGCAGAAGGGCGACACGCCGCCGACGGCAACGCAGTGGATCGACGAAATGGTCCGCGCGCAGCGGCGCATCGGTACGCCGGGGACGAAGTTCTGGCGCGAAGGCCCGTACAACATCTTCCGGCGCTTCTCCTACCTGCTGGAGAAAGACGGGCTTCTTGAGCCCGTGACGCTGAACGGCTCGCCGGTTGCGCTGACGCCGAACAACCCGGCGACACAGGCGCAAGACAACCAGAAACTCCAGGTCGCATCGCAGGTGCTCTCAATGGTGAAGAGCTATTTCCCGATGACCAGTCAGGCGGCGATCGACGAACTGCGCACCATCGAAAAGATCAAGACGCTCATGAAGGACGAGATCATCGTTCTGCGTGATGCCGGTGTGGTCGAGGATCTCGTGCGCCAGGTTCTCACGTCCGCTGCGCCAACCCCAGCAGGAGAAGGTGATGCTTCGAGTCCCGCGGCTTAGCGACGATGACGTGAAGGTCGCGTTCCGCAAGATTCTGCGGCTTCCCGAGGCTCTGCCGGCGCTCGCTGCGCTGCATGGAATTGTCGACGAAATCGGCCCTGACGAGACCTGTGCTTTGCACGCTCACAATGCCCGCCGCAAGTTCGCGTCCGAATTAGTCGCGATGGCTTACGCAACAGAGGAATCGGACAGCAGCGATGGCGCCGAATACGCAACTGGACAGGAAAACCGCATATCCCGAAGGGGCAGCAGTGGATCTCGGAAAGGGCGTCGTCATGGCCCGACCGGGTAGCCTCGCCTTCCTGGCAGTCGGCCTCGGCCCGCGCATGGTATTCGCGCCGGAGGGCATTGCGGACATCGGAAGTGGCGATGGTGGCGCGGGCCAGGGCGGCGGAAAGCCGGAAGGCGGAAAGCCCGAGGGTGGCAAACCCGAAGGCGAGAAACCGGACGGTGGCAAACCAGCCGAAAAGCCTGTCCGGCCCGATTGGCTCCCGGAAACGATCTGGGACACCGACAAGGGTTTCAAGAAGGATGACTTCGATTCTCTCGTCGCTCTGAAGGCCGAAACGGACTCGCGCAAGGCGTCGGTCCCTGCCGAGGCGGGGAAATACGAGGTCAAGCTCCCGGCCAGTTTCAAGATGCCGGAGGGCGTCGAACTGAAGGAAGGCGAGAGCCTGATCAACGAGGCCGATCCGCGCGTCGCCGCGCTGCGGGATTGGGCTCACAGCCAGGGCAAGACCCAGCCGGAATTCGAGGAGCTGCTCGCCTTCGGCGCGAACATGGACATAGCGGAGCGGGGACGCCTGAAAGAGGCGGTGACCGCTGAACGCGAGAAACTCGGTGGGCGTGCGGTCGAACGGATCAAGTCTGTCACGACGTGGCTCGATGCCAAGCTCGGAGCGGAAGATGCGGCGAGCCTGCATTCGATGATGTTCACGGCGAAGCAGATCACTGCATTCGAGCGGCTCATGCAGCTCAACCGGGGAGACGTACCGGGGCGACCCGGTGCAAGCCGCGACGCGAAGCCTGCTGAAATATCCGATGAGGACTGGAGCAAGATGTCCGCCACGGATCGTATCAACCATGCCCGCCAGGCGGCTGGCCGACGGTAAGAAGGAAATACCGAAATGCCTCTCATGACCCTCCCCGAATACGCCAAGGGCCTCGAGAAGACCAACATTGCCCGACCGCTGATCGAGGCGTTCGCGGAGCAGTCCGACATCGTTGCGGCGCTGCCCTTCGAAACCTTCACCGGCGGCAGCTATGAAGGCTACAAAGAGGTCGACATCGGCCAGGCGTCTTTCCGCGCCATCAACGAGCCGGCCGGCACGTCCCTCGGCAAGATCGCTCCGTATCAGGAAGCGTCCTTCCCAATCGACACCATCCTCAAGGTCGACAAGGCAATCCTGCGCCGTCACGGCATGGAGCGCCGCGGTCGCGAGGAGGCCATGCAGATGAAGCGTCAGTCGACGCTCTTCACCGATACCTTCATTGCCGGCGACAACGCCAGCAACCCGAAGGAATTCAGCGGCCTCAAGGCGCGCTGCACCGTCGCGAATGGCCGGCGTCTGACCAACTCGGCGGCCTCCGGCGGCGGAGCCCTCTCGCTCTACAATCTGGACAAGGCGATCAACAACACGTCGAACCCGACGCACGTTATTGCCGGCCGCGACCTGCTGCCGCGATGGATCCAGGCAGCCCGCGACACGACCATTTCGGGCTTCGTGATCCAGTCGTGGGATGAGGTCGGCACGCCGAAGATGACCTATGCCGGCCTGCCCATCCTTTTCGGCTACCCGAAGGACAGGCACAGCGCCCTGCTGCCCTTTAACGAGGTCGGCTCCGGCGGCGGCTCGGCCGTAACCACGTCCATTTTCGTCGCCTCGTTCGGCGAGAACGGTGTTCATGGCATCCAGCTCACCAACCTGAATGCCCGGGACATGGGCCTGCTGGAGGACGCGGTGAACTGGGGCACCAACGTCGAGTGGGACGTCGGCATCGCGATCGACAACGACTTCGCGGTGACGCAGCTCACCTCCATCACCGACGCGGCCTTCGTCAAGTAACGGCGGCGAGAACAAGGAAAGGACAAGGCCATGGGCCAGCGTTTTTACAATCAGGACAAGGAACTGATCTTCGCCGACGGCGCTGCCGCAGTCGTGGCATCCGGCGCCGGCCAGGTCGCTTCCGCCGACAAGATCATCGATCTCGGTGCCGGTCGCTTCGAAGGCGTGATGCTCTTCGACGTTTCGGCGGTGAAGATCTCGGCCAACGACGAGCTCTACCGTCTCGCCGTGCAGGGCTCCAACGACGCGGGCTTTGCCTCCGGCGTCCAGTGCCTCGCGATGATCGATCTCGGCGCGACCGAAGTGCGTGACGGCGGCGCCATCGACTCCGTCCTCGGGCGCTACGAGGTGCCCTTCTGCACTGAGCAGGCCAATGTGGTCTACCGATATGCCCGCGTCTACGCGTTCACCAACGGCACGTCGGAATCGATCACCTACAAGGCTTGGTGCGCGACCAAGTACTGATGTCGAGAGCGATGCGGAGAAGCTGAACGATGCCGAACAAGGTCACGATCTACCACAAGGAACAGGGCGCGGTGGAAATGTGGGCGGTCGACGCCAACAACGCGCTGCGCAGCCATTCGGCCGAATGGTCCCAGAAACCCTGGGCGAAGGCCGAAGAGCCGAAGGAAGCCAAGGACCAGAAGGACAAGTCCGGCAAAACCGACGGCGGCAAGAGCTAAGGCGCGTCGCTTCCATCGCGGCCGACGCGCCAAGGAAGAGGCCCGGGGTTTCGGCTCCGGGCCTTTTCATTTCTGCCTGTGCTTTGCGGTCAGGCCTCGCCTGCTTCAGCGTGCTCCATCATGGACAAGCTGACGGTCATCAATAACGCTCTCTCGACGACGGGAAACTCGACGGTCAACATCCTCTATGACCCGTCGGACGAATACCGCGTTTCCGATCTCGGCTTCGATCGCGCCATCAAGACGCTGACGGCCCGCCACTCCTGGCCGTTCGCAACGACAGTGGAAAAGCTGGTGCGCGCGCCGGACGCCGAAAACCTGTCGAGGAACTTCCGGGACAGCGGCTTCCGCCTGCCGCCGAATGCGTTCCACATCAAGGAGGTGTTCTGGAACGAAACGCCGCTCACCGACTACGAGATCATCGGCCAGATCCTCTCCTGCGATCACGACAGCGACGTTTATGCGAAGGTGGTGCGCCAGCCCGCCAATGCCGTTTGGCACCCCATGGCAGAGGAAGTGCTGACGCTCATGGTCGAGGCAGCCTGCCTCCGCGGCCTCAACGAGGATTTCCGTGAGGCTCTGGTCGTCGATCGCAAGGTGGAAAGTCTCTTGCTGGAGGTTCGCACCCACGTCGATCAGCAGAACCCGGCCCGCAACGTCTACAAATCCAGCATCCGCGACGCGCGGCGCGCGAGGCGCGGATGAGCCTGCCCGCACAGACCATCCGCCAGCGGGATTTCTCGGCCGGCGAGATCAATCCCGATGCAGAGCGCCGGGATGATGCCGATATGTTCAAGAGCGGTGTCCGCTTCGCGCGCAACCTGCAATCGCTGCGTACCGGCTCGCTCGAGCGGCGCTCCGGACGAAGGTGGCTCTACAACGACAGCGGCGTGCGCGACACATTCCGGCCCTTTGGCGAGGAAGAATTTTCGATCACGTTCGCCGAAACGCGAGCCACGATCCGCGATAGCAATGGTGCGGTGATTGAGGATCTGGTTGCGCCATGGGCTGACCCGTTCGACATCACCTGGGACTTCTTCGAAAACAAGGTGATCGTGTGTGGCGCCTTCCGTCCGCAGATCATTGACGTAGACGAGAGCGGGGATTGGTCGATCACCGATTTCGACTTTCATGTTGGGCTGGCCGGCAAGGTCCACGCGCCGTTTTATCGCTTCTCGGAAACCAAGAATGTCACGATGACGCCGAGTGCGCTATCGGGCTCGATCACAGTGACGTTTTCGGCTGCTGTGCTCAATGCCGGCCATGTCGGCAGCGTCTTTCGATATGCCGGCCGGCAGCTTGAAATCACCGCCGTCACCAACGCCACCACCGCCACGGCAATGGTGCTCGAAAAGCTGCACCAGACCGTAAGCTACAAGCTGAGCAACGGCTCGGAAATGGTCGGTTTCTCGATAGGCGACACGATCGAGACGTCAATGTCCGGCGTCCAGCTCGAAACCATTGCCATCGACATTCCGAACACTCGCATCACAGGCATTGTGCTGAACCGCTTCAGGAAACCTCCGAGCGGCGACCGCGTGGTGGGGCCTGCGGCGGACGCCGATATCGACAACACCAGCTACACCATCGTTTCGCCGGGAGCGACGACGCAGTGGGACGAGATTTTCATGTCCGATTACCGCGGCTGGCCCCGGTCCGTGTCGGTCGACAATCAGCGGGTAATCTTCACCGATTTCCCGCAGCACAAATCGGCAGTCATCTGGAGCGCAACGAACGGACCTGATGATCTGCTCGTCACGGCCGAAGCGACGGGGGCCATCTTCGAGTTCGTCCAGGCGGACTGCCGCGTCTTCCATGTCGTGGGCGGCTATGACGAGTTCGCTATCACCGATGCCGGCGTGTTCTATATCCCGATCTCCGGCGATAACCCGTTGGCGCCTGGCTCGGTCGAGTTCCGGAAGGTGTTCGCTGGCGCACTGGCGAGCGTGCGCCCCGTCCAGGTTACTGAAGGCCTGATCTTTGTCGACGCCTCGCTCACCGGCATCTATGCCGTCACGGCCACGGGGCAGACAGCTCGGCCATATATCGCGCAGGAAATTTCCGAATTCCATCGTCACCTGTTTTCGGGAGTGCGCGCGATGGGGGCGACCGGCGGCACGCCCCAAGCTCCGTCCCGGCACATCTATGCCGTCAACGCTGACGGCACGGTTGTCATTGGGCAGTACAACTCGGCGAAGAACTTTGTCGGCTGGCTGAAATGGGACGGCCTCGGCGACGTGCAGCACGTTGCTTCGCGCCGCGGCAATGTCGTCTTCTCCACGCTGTATCAGGTCGATGCCGGCTCCCTGGCGGTGGTCGAGCAGATCGATCCGAGCAAGATGCTGGACTGCTCGCTGAACGCGGCGAGCGGCCCATTCGCCTTCCTCGCCAACACCACCGTCCAGGTCTGGGCCGACGGCTTCTATCTTGGCAACGCCGTTCTCGACGGGGCCGGTGCGCTTCAGGGCTTCGACGACTACGCCGCTGTGACTATCGGCTTCGATTTCCAATGGCGGCTGC